TATACAAGGCTTATCGTTATGGTACTGTGCACGACAAAAACTCTATCCAGATGATGATTTCTTATGGCGACGCTAACTTTAATGTTAAAGCCAATAGGTTTGAAGCTGACGGAGCGTTAGATTCTGTAGGCTTTCAAAACAAGCTAGACATCGCTGTGCAAAAATCTGCTGTCTTTAGTGGTCTATTGCCGTTGACTGATATGTTGAGAATGACTACGGCAGCTTTATCTGTTGATTTCTTAGCTGGACTTTCAGTGCTAGGCAAAAAGATTAGCAAAGCTGACATGAAGCGCATGCAAGATATGGGTTTTGATGCCGAAGACTTAGAGCGGATACGCACTACCCTTCAAGTAGATGCTAAGGGAGCTATTGGTAACTTTAACCGCAGTACATGGGGCAAGTTAGATGAAGATATTACCTTGGCAGTCATGAACAATGTTGAGCGTACTATTCTACACCCTAATGGAGCTACGCTTCCTAAGTTCATGACTAATATGGACGGTGGGCAGTTTGTACCTAGAATTATGATGAAGTTCATGCGGTTTCCTTTTGAATCCTATGAAAGACTCTTAGTTCGGGGTATGCAAGAAGCTGATATTAAACAGTTGATGGGCTTTGCTGGTAATACAGCTATGTGGGGAGGTATCCTAATGATGAAAGACGCTATAAGAGACCCTGAAGACCAAAAGTATTCAGGCTCAGATGGCCTAGGTGCATTAGCTAAAGACTCCTTTCTGTATAACTCTTACACAGCCTTGCCTGTATCTATGACGGATACATTTTCTGGCCTACTTACAGGTGACAACTTTACCAACGATTACAAATATCGCGTTGGCGGAGCAGTGTGGGGAGACTTTACTAAGCTTCAACAAGGGAACCCTACGTATTCTGTACCCTTTGCTAGTATGAACCTAGGGGACGCAGTAGGCAGCCTTATGAATCAGATAAACTTTTTAGATGACTTTTGGGAGGAGTAGTGCATGGCTAAACTAAAAGCAAGTATGGAAATACTTAATGATTTACATGGACAGGTAGCAGAACAACTCGCTGCAAATTTAGATGACCCAAAGGTACTATCAATGGCAGTTAAGTTCTTAAAAGACAACGACGTTACCGCTGATATTATTGAATCTGAGTCAATGATGAGTCTGACAGCTTCGATACAGAAGATTGCAGATGATGTTGCTAAAGGAGACACGATGAGCGTAGAAGATATGCTTGGGATAGCCTCTAAGGCGCACTAAGACGATTATAGCCCTCTACCTAGCCTACCCTATCAGTTAAGATAGATAATGGCTTGTAGGGGGCTTTACGTTGATTTAAACACATAGTCTTAGGAGACGAAGTAGTGGATAATAATGATGCAGTTCTAGCAATACAAGATTTTAAGGTCTTCTTACGTATTACGTGGAAGCACCTACGACTACCTGCTCCTACAAGGATGCAGTATTACATAGCAGACTACTTACAAGAGGGACATAAGCGGTCACAACTCGAAGCATTACGTGGTATCGGCAAAACCTTTATCAGTGGTGCCTATGTAGCGTGGAGATTACTACGCAACCCTAATGAAAAGATACTTATTGTATCACAAAGTGGTGCCCACGCTGACAACATTGCGATATTTATTCGTAAGTTGATTGACTCAATGGAATTACTAGAGCATTTAATACCCCGGTCAGACCAACGGAGTTCAGTTATATCCTTTGATGTTAATGGAAGTGACGTGTCTGTTCAGCCAAGTGTAAAAGCTTTAGGCATCACAAGCCAGCTACAAGGCAATCGTGCCAGCTTGTTAATCAGTGATGATGTGGAAGGACAAAATAACAGTGCTACAGAAAAAAGAAGGCAAGACTTACTTAACCAAGTTGCTGAGTATGAGGCCATACTTCAAACGACTAAAGATGCTCAAATCCTTGTCCTTGGAACTCCGCAAACATCGGAGTCCATCTACGCGCGCTTGCGTGATAAGGGCTATGTTACACGCATCTACCCAGCTAGGTATCCTGATAACGTGGACAGCTATAGTGGCTGTTTGGCTGACTACATAATTCAAGATATGGCTGCGAAGCCTGAGCTAGTTAACAAACCAGTAGACGAAAGGTTTACTGACGAAGACTTATATCAACGTGAATTAAGCTATGGTCGTAGTGGCTTTAAGTTACAATTTATGTTAGATACAACATTAAGTGATGCAGAGAAGTATCCCCTTAAGACTAGGGATATGATAGTCACTGACCTAAGCGCTGAACAAGCCCCTACAAAGCTACTGTGGAGCTCTCAGGCGCGTGAAAGCATCTCAGATATACCTAACGTAGGCTTTACTGGAGATACGCTCCAGCGTCCGTCCATGCAGGAAACCTTTGGGAGTTACGAAGGCTCAATTTTAGTGATTGACCCTAGTGGTCGTGGAACGGACGAGATGGGGTGGGCGGTTGTCAACCATCTATTGGGTAAAGTCTTTGTGCCAGCCTTTGGTGGTTTACGAGGTGGCTATGAGGAAGCTAATCTAGTTAGACTTAGTGAGATAGCTAAGGAGTATAGTGTTAATAAGGTCGTAGTGGAAAGTAACTTTGGTGATGGTATGTTTACATCGTTGCTGACTCCTGTGCTTAATGCTATTTATCCTTGTGGTACTGAGGAGATACGTAACAACACTCAGAAGGAGAAGCGTATTATCGACACACTAGAGCCGTTACTGAACCAGCATCGGTTAGTTGTAGACTATAGCGCTATCAAGAAAGACATCGAGTATGCTCTAAGTGAGCCTAAGAATATTTACTACAGCCTTATCTATCAACTCAGCCATATAACTGCGGATAGAGGCTCGTTAGTTCATGACGATAGGCTTGATGTCTTGGCGATGGGTGTTCAATATTGGAATGAGTATGGTATCTTAAAGCAAGACTCGGACAATGCTCTTGGTATTTACAAGAAAAAGCAGGTACTAGTTGAGCTTACAAGGCGTGCAAACATCTTTAAAAAGACTAATCAAAAGCCCAAAGGTAAGGCTAGTATGCGACGTGTTAAAAGCTACCAGTGATTTCGTCTGTGAGCCTTATTCTACGGGGCTTGCGGAAGGATTATTTCCTAGCGAGGACTGTCTAGATAAAGATAGAGAAGACTGAAAGAATCCCCCCCCCTTTACCTCCCCTATAGTATCTTTAAGTATCTTAAAGAGTCTCTAGCTGGTAACGGAGGGAGTATACCTAGAGGATATTTTAGGGATATTAAAGCCTCTGTTAGCAATAGCCGTTACAACAACCAACGAGGTTCGACATCGAGGATAGCAATAGCTACTTTGGTGGGCACTACGTACTCTCTAGCTAACTGAAACCATTGTGGTTGCTCACACTAGACACTGTATGCTTAATATGGAGAAATACTATGTGGACAACACCAGCAGCAACTGAGTTACGCTTTGGCTTTGAAGTTACTATGTACGTAATGAACGAGTCTTAAAAAATACTAAAAAAATACGTGGGGGTATCATCATACGAAACTCGAAGCATGCCCCCCGATGCCCTTCGATTCCTTTAGTATTATATGCGCGCGCCTGCGTCCTATAGTATTATATGCGCGCGTGTGTGCTTCATCTTTGAGCTCTTCAAGATTCTTTTAGAGGCTTAATGATATGCTTTGATATGCTTTGATATGCTTAACGATACTATACATAATTATATAGTGTCTATGTGGCATATCTTTATTGCATAGTCTTAGCCACTAACAGCTAGTAACAGCTAGTAACAACCACTACCGATAGCACCTATAAGCTATCTTTATTGCACCTAAGTTCCTTAATGAATTCAAGCACTTATGCAATTAGATGTAAATAGTTCTTGCATTGCTTAATAGCTACTGTACAATTTGGGTTGTTGGAGAGATAAACACCTAAGTATAAAACGTAATTACTTAACTTGCCACGGCGGGTCGATACAGAGTAATCAAGGGTTCATAAGGCTTCAGCTAGGCGATTTTACAGCCCTAAAGTTTAATTTGCATTGTGCCGTGGCACGTAGATTAAGTGGCTGGATTTCTGTTTAAAAGCCTACAGATTTGTTAACCAGCTAAATTTAAAGTGGTTTCGAATTAGTTATATTGGAGGTTTCTGCTTCGGCCGGCCTAGATACGTAGCTCAAAAGAAACGTAAGAACATTTTAAATTAAGCATGGTTAATAGTAAGCATTTTAACAAGTGTTTACCATTAACTTAAACAAAAGGGCAAATCATGGAAATAGCTAAAAACAGAACGTATGCAGAACTTGCGAACGTAGGTAAGAAATATTATAATGATTCTCAATTTTGTAGTGTGATTGCAATTGCTTCACTATGCAACATGAGTTTTGGAAGAGCGTACAGAAAACTACAAAAGCAAGGGCGTAAGAAAGCCAAAGGCGTAAACATATTCCAAATGATGGACGTACTGAGTCAACGAGGATTTAAAGCAGTACAGGCAGATGTGTCAGGCTTTGTAAGAACAGCACCCAGAAAACTGGAAAATGATTGTAATTATATGATACTGGTATCAGGACACGTAGTTGCTATTATCAACGGGGTTGTAAACGATTGGACAGGCTTGCCAAATACGAAACAGAAACGAATTATATCCGCATGGAAAATAGTTAAAAAGGGAGCATAAGCATGGAACAAATCATACAAGTATTAAAGCTAACAAAGCACACGGACACGGGTAAGCTTGCAGGGTTTAGAAGTTTAAACACTAGCGTTGAAAAGAATACATTCTGCACTAAAATGAGGGCGCAAGATAGCATTTGTAAGAGTTGCTACGCCGCGAACATGGAAAAGGCATACAAAGGCCTTAGAGTTAACATTCAAGCCAATGGTGACATGCTAGCAAGCCGCGTACTGGACACGCACGAACTACCTCGTATTAATGAACTAGTATTCCGCTTTCATAGTACAGGCGAGTTAATGAACGAGGTTCACATGGTAAACTTCATCAACATTGCGCTTGATAACCCAAGGACTAGATTTGTATTGTGGACAAAACGTAAGGATATTGTTAACAAAACACTAGCTAAGAGAAGTTTGCCTGATAATTTCAAGCTTATATTCTCAAATGCCAAGGTAGATAGTAAAGACATTAAACTACCGAAGCATTTCACCAAGATTTTTAGTGTATATAGCAAGAAAAACCCAGTAGAAGCAAAAATAAATTGCCATTCTAAGTGTCAAGACTGTATGGTGTGCTATACTGATAACTCAATCACGCATATTCGTGAATTAATCAAGTAAACTAAGGAAATATATTATGAAAACCACAATCCACACTGCCAAGTCACTCAAGGCAAGAGCTAAGATATATGAAAACTTTTGGGTTATAACTTTAGACATAGTTAGTGAGATTAAGCACCATGATGAAATCGACTTTTTCTTTGATAATGAGAGAGAATACAAAGCCGCTAAAAAAGCATTCTATAACATTGAAACTCACGATTATAGAACATAAAACCTTTGCCACGGCTTCGGTCGTGGTATAATTAAGCAAGACACGCAAATGGAGATATCAAAATGAATTTACATAATACAAGGTATGCCGCTACGGGTTATACAGGTTTGACGGTTTCAGGCTTAACTAAGAAGGTTGAAAAGCTTAAATTGCTTTTAATCGAACAATCTAATAATTTTACTATTGTTACAGAAGCGACAATTGATACTAAAGTCCGCTTAGAATATGCCGAGATGGACTTGGCGGCGGCTTTAAACGATAATGTTACAAGTATCAATTAAACTTAAATAAGGGAGATATATTATGAAACAAACAATTAACCAAACGCAATTTATTAACGCATTTACAACAACGTACTCTTCCAAAGACAATTTTAGTTATGAGGGTTTAGAATTATTATACGAGTATTTTGAAGACGTTTACTCCGATACAGGTGTCGAGATGGAACTTGACGTTGCTGGTATATGCCGTGACTATAGCGAGTTGGATATAACGGAAGTATTACGGGGATATAGTCCACTTGTAATAAGTAGCTCAGAAGATGAGCAAGCCCAAGCCATAGTAGAATATCTAGAGTACAACACTATCTTTATAGGCTATACAGACAATAAAACCTTTGTCTTTGCTAATTTCTAAGGAGAAACAAAATGACTAAAATCGAAGCAGTAGCATTGGGACAATTCTTATCGTATTACCCAGCAAGGTGGACGTATGACGAGGTTATAACAGGGATAGAAGATGAAGCGGATGGTGTAGCAATTTGGGAACCGTTTGAATATTATGATATATATTTTATCATTCAAGAGATAGAAAAACTTAAAATGAATATAACTGACTTAATGGAGAGTACAAAATGACATATTATGATTCAGCAGAAAACATGACAATCACTAAAAAACGTGCATTGTTAGAGATTAAAAACCACGGCGCAAGCGTTTCAGAGTTTCTTAGCGAGTGTGGCGTTCATGCAAGCTATAACTGTCAAGCTGTATTGAATTGGTTGGGGTATTAAAATGACTAAACAAATACTAGCGACTGAGATGAAGCAAGGCATGCAAGTACACGCACACGATGCACTGTTCACACTAGGTGAAATATACAACAGACAGGGTGTCTCTTGGTCTAAGGGCGTTTGTGAAGCGCCTAGCGAGTTCATGCTGAGCAATAAGCCTTACTTTTATGATGGTAATTCAGGGGAATGGCTCTGGCAGTTTCAAGGTAATGAGAACAGGATTCTTACAATAGTTAAATAAACCATACATGCCACGGAAACGTGGTATACTTAACGAAACAACAATGGAGTATTAAAATGACCAAACAAGCAGATACATGTTATACAGTAATTTTGACTAAGCCGGCGGGCGAGAATATAGGTATTATTAAACGCGGTTCCAAAGGATACTACGCAACGAACTATGATTATGGCACGGGCGAAGAGGCGGAACACGCGGTACGTACTTTAAACGACCAGCGAGGCGTTGACGAAAAGGAACAGCTTGAAATGGAAATGGGTTCAATGTTTAACTGGAATGATACAACAGGAGAATGAAATGAGACATAAACACCACAAAGAAATTAAAGCATGGGCTGATGGGGCTGAGATTGAGTGGACATATAGTGGCACAATTTGGCAACAAACCAACATACCGTCTTGGTTTGAAGACTACAAGTACAGAGTAAAACCTGCTGAGCCAGTGTACGAATGGGTGTGGGTATACTCTATCAAACAACAAGGGTACCTAATGACAGAATACTACTTAACCAAACAAGCGGCGGAGTTCTACTTTAGGGGCAAAGGCACGTATGAGGCAGTTGAAATGAGTAAACGGGAGCGAAAATGAAACATGATTGGATTCTTTATAGTGTAATAGCAGTATTAAGCTACTACTTTTACAGTGCTTTGATAACATGGCTTGACACGGGAATGATATGAAAGAGATAGAGCGTTTATGTAAATATTACAAGATTAGTGAGGACTTAGGCTTGATGGTAAAGGTTCAAACGCTAATCAGTAAGCACAACCAAAACTATGATACAATACTTGACTTATACAAAGGGGCATTAAAATGACTATACTAGCTTTAATTTTAATAGGGATTATGACAGTAGCTCTGGTGGCATTTTTAGCGGTATTATTCCACCACCTATTTGTAAGAAAAGAAACTAAGATGAGGGAGATGTTTTAAATGACAGACAAACGAGCTAAAGAACTAGGAGGCATTCTAGGTGGCCTATTGGATTTAATATCCTCAGTTCATGAGCATGTATTTGGAGCGGACGCTATAGAACGCTATACACATCAAGAGTTGTTAGATAGAATAGACGACTTAATTGAATCAGAAAACGAAAAGGAGGCTTAAGATGGACGTTAAAGTAGTAGGAGTCACACAGCCATTAGTAGAGGGTATGAACACCGCAGCAGAGCTTGTAAGCTATTGTGCGAGGGTGTCGAACCCTGACAACCAGATGAACTTTAAAACGAGCGGAGGGCTCTTAAAATACTGTATTAAGCACAAGCACTTCAGCATCTTTGAAATGGTAAATGTTGTAATGGAAATAAACACGACGCGTGACATTGGCAGGCAGATATTAAGACACCGCTCTTTTTCATTCCAAGAGTTTAGCCAAAGGTATAGCCAAGCATCGCCAGAGCTACAATATCGCGAGATGAGGACGCAGGACTCCAAGAACAAGCAGAACAGTATCGCAGGCGAGGATGATATAGGCTTTGAAGAAATGCAAACAGATGTTTGGGCGGTTGCTACCGCGGCTTACCGATACAGCTTGAGCAGGGGTGTCGCTAAGGAGCAGGCAAGGGCTTTACTACCTGAAGGGCTTACGAGCACTTCGATGTATATGAATGGCACGCTACGCTCTTGGATTACTTACTGTGCGGCGAGGTGTGGTGTAGAAACACAAAAAGAACATAGGGACATAGCGAAAAAGTGTGCTATACTCTTGTTTAAGGACTTCCCATTCCTAACAGATGTCATGGGCAACGTACTAGATGATGATTATTCAGCAGAAACTTAAAGGAGCATTACTATGAAAAACTATTCAGTATCAGACTCATGGACAATTCAGGACATGATGGATATCGAGGACACACTAACCCAAGAGCAGTGCGTAGAAATTCTACAGAATGGCGAGGCTTATTATAGTGCTGAGATAGGCTATAACTGGGATTTTTGGACAGGCATCGTGGATGACTACTTAGATGAATCAGAGGAGGGTTTATTATGAACGAAGAGAAGATTTATAAGCCACAAGCAAACCTTTGGGAAGAATTAGAGGCTTACGAGGAAAAAGATTCGCCTCTAACGACCATCGAGCACGTTGTTGACCAGATTATGACAGGAGGCGAGAACGCGGACTTCGGCGATTTTATGGACGATAAGGCGATTATCGAAGCATTTGGTGAAATAATGCATCGCATTACACATTTTGAACCTGAACGCGGTCTTTCAAGAGCTGAGAATCAATGGGAAAAAATTACACAAATCGAGGAGTTTTTAGAGCAGACGGTCACGTATTATGTGACGAGAGGAGGTAAATATGTTTAAAGAGTTTTGGGCTTTAGTCTACATTATGGCATTGACTTACGTACTGTATATAACAATGAAAACATTCTTATAAGGGGTAAACTATGACGACGAGATTGGAAAGGCAGTTACTGCTCGAAAAGGAAGCGTCAAGCTACAGTTATGAGCGATTAATGAAAGAAGTCAGCTCTAGAGTTAGGGCGGGACAAGCCGATGAACTAGCTGAAGGTAAGATGATTCTTCTTCACAGTATTGACGCGGTCGCTGAGAAGTTATCAGAATTCTTTGATGTGCGATTGCCTTCTCAGAGGGGTAAGGTGCGAGAGGTGTTGGCAACTGAGTTTTACGACGAGCCGAAAGAGTTAGCATTGATTATATTGGTGACAATTGTTAGAAGTATTAGCGAAGAGGAAAAAATCAAGGCTACAGCACTAGCTTATCGCATTGTAAGAGCTATTCATGAGAGCATGCTAGTGCGTCAGCTTGACAACGGCAATACAGCTCTTGGCACTTACATTGACAAGCGTTATAAGAAGCGGAACTTGCAGTTTAGGACTAAGGAAAAGCTTAAGATTATCAAACGCCAATCACAGCTCAAGAGGGACGAGCTTACGCCTAATGCGCTATACTTAGGGGCGGCAATGATTGACATTGTAATTAAGAGCGGGGTTAACATTATAGAGATGAAGGACGTGTACCATAATGCACGAGCCACCAAGTTTATTTTGTATACCGAAGAGTGTTATAAGATGGTGCTAGAATCGAGGGAGAGGCTACTTGCTGAGTATCGGAAGTATCCAATATTCCTAGTAAAACCTAAAGATTGGACAGGTTTCAACGGTTCCGCAGGGTATTACACGGAAGAGCTGTATTCTACTTCGATAATTAAGAGCAGGAGTAGCTCTAGGAAGCTGCTGAAGGCATTCTTTACAGCTAACCCTAGTCCTAGTATCTATTCTTCTTTAAACACGCTACAGGCCACCGCATGGCGTATTAACCACCGGGTGTTTGACGTGCTACATTATGTTTTTGATAAGAATATTGTCGATACTGACAGTGAGCGCAACAATCCTTACTTACTTGGACGCTTGCCTTACAACGGACTACAAGAACCTGAAGACTTCATCAACATCAATAACTACGGGGTTATTAACCTAACTGGCAAATATAAGGGCTTGCCTGTCGAGAAGACAATGATGCGGAAGTATTTCAAGGACTTGGAAGACCAACGTGACCGTATCATTAGCAATGCAGGTAAGGCGATTATGCTCAACTTGGTAGTCGCAAACGCAAGGGAGTACGTAGCAGAAGAAGAGATATACTTCTCTTACCAGTATGACTTTAGAGGGCGCATATATCCAGTACAACAACATTTACAGCCTCAAGGGAAAGGCGAATCGAAAGCGTTGTTGGAGTTCAAACACGGTAGTAGGATTACAACCGAAGAGGAGCTAGATTGGTTTAAGATTCATGGCGCTAATTGCTACGGGGTAGATAAGGAGCCTTATGGTGTAAGAATCAATACAATCAACGACTTAGAGGAGGATATTAAACTGATTGCTGAAGACCCTATACGACATAGACTTCTTTGGAAAGATACAGATTCACCTTACCAGTATCTAGCATGGTGTTTTGAGTATGCAGATTACTTGAAAGACCCTGAAACTTTTGTAAGCCACTTACCAATTGCCTTAGACGCAACATGTAGTGGTATCCAAATATACTCAGGACTCTTGAGAGACAACGAAGGTGCTGAATCGGTCAATGTTGTTGGCTCTATTAGAAATGACATCTACCAAGAAGTGGCGGACAAAGTGAACGGCTACTTAGCCGCAGGGGATTACACTAAGTTTTATAGCTACGTTACAAATGATGGAGAGAAGCACGTAGAGTCTACGGTAGCACTTGCCGATAGTATCAAGGGCAAGATTACACGGAGCTTAACGAAGCGCAACACTATGACCCAGCCGTACTCAGTGACGAAGTTCGGAATGTTTGAGCAGTTAAAAGTCGAGCTTTCAGAGCTAGAGGATAACGGCAAGAAGTTCTGGATTGGTGAAAACTGGCTAATGACCAAGTTATTAACTGATTTAAATGCTAGGGCAATAGACGAAACGGTCAAGGGAGCTAAAGTCGGGCAGATGTACCTTAAAGGGGTTACCGCCGATTTAGTTAAGCAAGGCAAGTGGGTATTTTATACAGCACCACTAACTAGCTTTCCAGTGCTCCAGAAGGTGCATGTGCAGGACGAGACGCGTGTTTCTACGCCAATCGGTAAGCTGACCATCAGGACAACTTCCCCGCTCTTAAAGGCGTCTAGTATGATTAGCGGTATTGCACCCAACTACATCCACTCGCTTGACGCGGCGCTATTGTCAACGACGGTAATGAAGTTAAAAGATGACGGTTGTGTTAACTTTCACCTGATACACGATAGTTATGCCGTACCTATTAACTACGTGACTAATCTCAATAAAAGGGTGCGAGAGTCGTTTATAGAGTTGTTTCAAACCAACCCACTACAGCAGTTTGTGGAGCAGGTTAACCCTACTTATGCAATCAGACCAGAGGAGGTATTAATAAACACACTAAATTTGGATAGAGTTTTAGACAGTAAATATATATTTAGTTAATGCCCTGCCGCCCAGTAAACACGGGCGTTCCAGAGGTTTTATTTTCTAGCAAGGACTGTCTAGATAAAACCCAATAATTACATATCTTTTAAGAGCTACTTAAAGTATACTTAAAGTCTCTTTAAATTTAGTAATTACAATTACCACAGTAGTAACAAATAAAGTAAGACTTAAAATATCTTTAAGTATACTTAAGTATAAAGGAAACCATCATGGCATTAAAACCATTCGCAGTAAAAGGATATGACGTAACTTCACCACGAGGCACGGCAATGTGGTGTAAGGTTAAAGAACCCGATACAAAGTTCGAGCCAAAAGGAGAGTACACTACAGGCCTAGTCTGTGACCCTGACGAACCAACAGTTAAGGCTTTCATTGAAAAGCTGGAAGAATTACGTGATACTGCATTAGCCGAGACACGAGAGACTTTAGGCGCTAAGGGCACTGCTTATAAAGCTCGTCCTGTATTTACCGAAGAAGTAGACCGCACTAGCGGGGAAGCTACTGGTAATATTCTCTTTAAGTTTAAAATGAGCAGAGTAGATGACAAAACCGCCGCCGGGAACACTGATAAAATCTTTGTAGTAGATGCTAAACGACAAGAGATTGAGTTTGAGAACATTCCATTGGTTGGTAATGGCTCTCTAATTCGCTGTGTTGCTTACGCTCTGCCGTACTCAATGGCAAGCTCTAAAGAAGTAGGGGTTAGCCTACTCTGGACTAAGTTGCAGTTAATTGACGTTGTAGAGTTTAATAGCGGCGGAGGCTTCGATGACGAAGAAGGCTACACAGACAAAACTGCGGCTAAGGTAGCTGATTTACCGACTGCCGATGCTGAAGACTTCTAAATGAAGCAGGCATTTACGGTGCCGATTCGCCTAACGATTGGGGTAGTTAAGAAAAAGACTTTCTACCTCAACCTAAACAGCTATCGTAATTGGCAGTTTCATGTCAGTAATCAACTAAAGAAGACGTTTAAGATAGAAATAATTGCGAGCCTACGCAAGTTGGTTCCTGTTACCAAGACCTGTAAAATTACTTACAAAATATATTACCCAACTAAGCGCAAGTTTGATGTGGATAATATAGGCGCTATCGTGGGGAAGTTTACACATGACGCATTAATTGAAGCAGGTATTATCGAAGACGACAACTATACTTTTATATCAGAACTACATTATGTTTTTGGTGGTATCGACAAAGAGAACCCCAGAGCAGATGTTTACATAGAGGAACTATAATGGACTACTTAAAATTTGATACTAGCGATATTATGTACTACAGCCCTGACATGTCTTATGCAGAGGCTTTGGAGCTAGGCCGTGAGAGGCTTGAACGCGAGGATGATGATGTAGACCGCATCACCAAGGAGGAGTATCTGGAAGTCTATGGATACTAAAGAGCAGGGGGAGTTTTTAAGGCACAGCGAATGCAGTAGCTGCGGTTCTTCTGATGGGAATGCAATCTATTCCAACGGCACCAGCTTCTGCTTCGTCTGTAACAAACATGAGTTTTTAGACGGGGAGCACAACATTACTAAGACAAACGCGGTTAGAAATACCGACTTGCTTGAGTATGAGTACCAAGCACTAGCAAAACGAAAGATACCAGAGCAAATAGTTAAGCAGTACCGCTACGGTATCGGGCATGACAGCAAAAACGGCGTGTGTCATGTGGCAAACTATTTTAATCAGTCCAAGCAGGTAGTGGCGCAAAAGATACGCTATGCTGACAAGACTTTTAAGTTTATAGGTGATAGCAAAGACTCACTTATGTTTGGACAACAGTTATTTGGTAACACTGGTAAGAAAGTTATCATTACTGAAGGTGAGTTAGATGCTTTATCAGTCGCTACGGCGTTCGATGGCAAATACCCTGTCGTCAGTATCAAAGGAGGGAGCAACAGCGCTAAAAGAGAGTTAACGTCTCATTTAGAGTGGCTTAATGGATACGAAGAGATTTATTTATGGTTTGATAGTGACGAAGCAGGTCGTAAAGCTGTTGCCGAATGTATCGGTATTCTTCCTGCTGATAAGGTACGGATTATCCGACATGCGGACTATAAAGATGCTAGCGATGTTTTGGTGTATAAAGGTAAGGCTGGAGTGCTTAATGCTTACTACAATGCTGAAAAATATAAGCCTGATGACATCGTTACGTATTCAGACCGCAAGGAATCTATTAAGAAACCTAAAGAAGTAGGATTTCCATACTACTACGAGAAGCTTACCAAGATATTGTTTGGTAGACGCTTCGGTGAGGTAGCAGTAGTTGGTGCAGGTGTAAGTGTAGGTAAGACAGACTTTATCATGTCGCAGATTGCATTCGATTTAAAGCAGGGCTGGAATGTAGGTACGTTCATGTTAGAGCAGGATGTAGACGAGAGCTTTCAGCGGATAGCAGGTAAGATAGACGAATGCTTTTATCACAATCCTGATATTCCAATCAATGCAGAGCAATTAGATATTACTGGAGAGAGATACTTTGAGTCACAACTTTTTGTGTTTAACAACTTTGGTAGTAATCAGTGGGAAACGATTAAAGAGAAGATACGGTATATGTATCACAGCTACGACTGTAAAATCTTTTATATTGACAACCTCACGGCATTGAATGCACATGCTTCAGATGAACGGCGTAATCTTGATGGTTTAATGGCAGAAGTAGCAGGATTAGCCAAAGAGCTAGGCATTTGGATTATGTTGGTTAGTCACCTTAACCCTCCGAAGAAAGGCGTAAGCCATGAGTCGGGCGGAAGGACGGAGCAAGCTCAGTTCACAGGTTCGAGAGCTATTATGCGCTGGGCAAATGTAATGTTTGGCATTGAGCGCAACACACTACACGACAAGCCTAGCGAGCGTAACAAAGGCTTGATACGAGTGCTGAAGGACAGGTTCAGTGGAGGTGCTACGGGACTCACAACAGGATTCAGATACGAACCGACGAACGGGGTTGTATATGAGACTGAGGAGGTCGACTTTCAAATAGAAAAAACAGGAGGGGATGATGACAACGATTTTTGACCTAGAGGCTAATGGCCTTTACTATGAGGCGACTGAAATACATTGTATATCTTTAAAGGTAGATGATAAGCCTACGGAAATATACACTAGCCGTCCGTTAAGGGGGGTACAAGGCACGATTGAAGACGCACTAGACCTACTTAGTCAGTCTGACATTATAATCGGCCACAACGTCATTAACTATGATATACCGCTTATCAAGAAGTTGTACCCGGAATGGGAATACAAAGAATGCTTGGATACTTTAATCCTAAGCAGACTCTCAAATCCCAATCTAGGCGCTAAAGATGTGTTTCGCAAGTCAGTACCACCACGCCTCAAGGGAAGTCATTCTCTTAAAGCTTGGGGATACCGCCTACGGAAACTCAAAGGTGACTTCGGAGAGACGGAATCATGGGATGTACTGACACAAGAGATGGCTGACTATTGTAAGCAGGATGTTGTAGTTACATACGCCCTATACCAAAAGATGGTAGAAGCTAATATCCCTACCGAGGCAGTATGGTTAGAGCATGAGTTTGCAAAAATAATAGACAGGCAAGAGAAGTATGGAGTCTATTTTGATGTTCAAGCGGCTAGAAAGCTTCACATCGAGCTGATGGAAGAGATTGATACAGCTGAAGAAAATTTATTCAAGGTGTTTAAGCCCTTGGATACATGGACACCAAAAACTTACCCAGCTAATCCAATTAAGAAAGATGGCACTAAGTCCGTTGCCTTCCTAAACCAAGAGTCATTGGGGTGCAGGTACGAAGACGGAGTATGGGGTTACTACAAGACGGTAGAGTTTAATCCGAGTAGCAGGCAGAACATTGCTAGGTGGCTGACAGAAGTTTATGGTTGGCAGGCTACAGAGTTTACTGAAAAGGGCACACCAATTATTAACGAGGGTGTGTTGTCTGAACTAGACTTCCCGGAAGGTAAGATATTAGCCCACTACTTTATTGTGACCAAAATGATAGCAATGATAGCAGAAGGCAAGAATGCATGGCTTAAAATGGTTACAACCGACAGCCGCATACATGGACGAGTCAATACACTAGGCGCAGTTAGCCGTAGATGTACCCACAGCTCTCCCAATTTGGCTCAGGTACCTAGCGCTCGTAGTTATAAAGGCGCAGAGGCTAGGGCGCTCTTTAGGGCTCCAACAGGCAAGCGCTTTGTAGGATGCGATGCAGACGGACTAGAGCTACGAACCCTCAGCCATTACATGGCAAGGTTCGATGGAGGTAAATATGGCCTAGCTGTTGACGAAGGGGTTAAGGATAAAGGTACAGACATTCATACCTTGAATCAAAAATCCGCAGGACTGCCTACGAGAGATGATGCAAAAACTTTCATCTATGCTTTCTTATATGGTGCAGGGGATGCAAAGATTGGCGAGATTGTGAAAGGCACTGCTGAGGATGGCAAGCGACTTAAAGATTCATTCTTTAGAAAGATTCCAGCAATTAAAACGCTAGTCGAGCAAGTTGCCTTGACGTACAAGGCTTCAGGAACTCTTAAAGCTCTTGACGGCAACCCTTTCCATATACGAGCGGCACACAGCGCCTTAAACACGCTTTTACAGGGTGCAGGGGCATTGGTTATGAAGTATTACCTAGTCTTTGCAGACAAGGAGCTTCAGAAGCACTTTAAAGTTGGAGTTGAATACGAGTTTGTACTCAATGTCCACGACGAGGTACAAGTAGAGTGCGATGCAGGTGTGGCTGACAAAGTAGCTTCAATATTAGAGAAGGCTTTTGACGAGGTTACCACCCATCTCAAGTTTAGAATACCACTTAGAGGCACCGCTGTCATTGGAGACAGTTGGGCTCAAACACACTAAAGGACATAAAATGAAAATGACATTAGAAGAGTACAGAAAACTAGACGCTACTGGCATGCTTTGGGAGTTTTATCCTGAAGGGGTACAGATTATACCTGAGAAGCAAAAGAGAAGTGTGAGGGATACCACGCGCAATATGGAGAAGCCCCACATAGAGCCTGCCAAAGCTATGAATATGGAGGAGATTGGTGAGAAGATGCAGGCACAGCTAAAGAGACAATTGAACATTGTTAACGAAGCATGTAATTCGCCTATGAATATTTTTGAGGCTGGGGTTATGACGGGAAAGATAGATACACTAGTTGCACAACAAAAAGAGAGTGCATTAGACACTCAGGTGCAAGGAGGTGTTGGGGACGTAAACAGTAAAGAAAAAGGTAGTGGCGCACGGTATAACGAGGGCAAGCCAGACTTTTCATTGATACCACTATGTACTTTAGCTGACGAAGCAAGAGTTTGGGCGTATGGTAAGAAGAAATATGCAGCTTGGAACTGGGCGAAAGGGATGGAATGGAGTATCCCCTATTCCTGCGCCATGAGACATCTTAGCGCGTGGCAACGCGGCGAGGAAAACGACCAAGAAAGCGGGCTCCCCCATCTTGCACATGCAATCAGCAACTTGCGAATGCTAACGCTTTATAAAGATGTGTTCCCCGCTGGGGACGATAGGCCGACAAGGGAGCTTGAAGATGCAAAGTAAACTAAGTTCTTTTTATGAAGCAATGCTTAACACGCTTATCGGGTACGTTGTCGCCTTGATTGCACAATTTATTGTCTACCCCTTGTATGGGCACAGTTTTACCTTTGGACAAAACATTCAAATCGGATTGATATTTATGGCTTTATCATTTGCTCGGAGCTACATTATCCGCAGATGGTTTAATGGTTACGTAAGCAAATTTGGCGGTTGGTTAGCGGGAGAAGATAAATAATGAGCTTTTTTAAAGGAGTATTAAAATGAAAACAATATTGATAGCAGTAGCATTATTAACAACAGCTCTCGGAGCTTATGCAGGACTTGGGACACACCAAACAGAGCATGTATACCGGGCATCTACAACCGTCCACTTTGTATACACACACAAACCTTGCGGGAGCACCGTTCTTGAAGAGGGGCTTAACGGAATACAACTAGTGCAGGGTTACGCTATTGACTTGCAAACTGGTAACCGAGCGGACGGCTGTGTAGCTTTATACCGTCACAAGGCGACAGGGCAGCCCATAGCAGAATTTATGCTTAGGTTTAAAGACGCAAATGGGGTTGACGTATTTTTAGAGCATCCTTTTAATCAACAGCTTTTTAACCACAGGAAGTTTGTATCAGATGCCGGCTAGTTACGATGAATACCAAGATGACAAGTGCAAAGAGCGCACATATAAACCAAAACCTAAAGATAGTGAAGGGGTGGACTGACACCTTCCCCCCTATTAACTTATACAATTATACACGAACAGAAAGAACTCCTATGGACAATAGCCAAGAAATACTATCAGAAATTACCGTCTTCAATAAGTACGCCAAGTTTTTACCCGCGCAAGAGCGTAGAGAGACTTGGGCAGAATTAGTTGACCGCAACAAAGAAATGCACCAAAAGAAGTATCCCGCCTTTACTGAGGAAATTGAAGAAGCTTACAAATATGTATACGCCAAAAAGATTCTGCCCTCAATGCGAAGCTTGCAGTTTGGAGGCGCCCCTATTGAGTTGAGCAACAACCGTATGTTTAACTGCGCGTTTAGTCCTGCTGACCACCCGGCTGTGTTCAGTGAGACAATGTTTAACCTACTAGGGGGTAGTGGCGTAGGCTACTCAGTACAGAAGCGTCACACAGAGCAGCTACCGACCGTTGTAGGTACTCTAGAACGCCAACGTAGGTTCTTAGTAGGGGATTCAATTGAAGGCTGGGCAGACGCTGTTAAAGTGCTTATCAAGGCCTACACTAAAGGCAAGAGCGACCCGCAGTTTGACTTCCGAGACATTAGACACAAGGGAGCTAGACTAGTAACAAGCGGTGGCAAAGCCCCCGGCCCCGACCCATTACGTATCTGCTTAGACAAGCTTCGTAGTGTACTTAACAATGCCATAGGTAGAAAACTACAGCCTTTAGAAGTGCACGACATGATTTGTCACATTGCCGACTCAGTATTGTCAGGTGGTATCCGTAGAGCAGCCTTAATTTGTTTGTTCGATAAAGATGACCTAGACATGCTATCAGCTAAGGCTGGCGCTTGGTGGGAACTAAACCCACAACGAGGCCGTGCTAATAACTCAGTCGTCCTTCACCGCGATGAAGTAACAGGCGGCGAGTGGAAAGAGATTTGGAAGAAGGTAGAGGACTCAGGCAGTGGCGAACCGGGCGTGTTCTGGACTAATGATTATGATATGGGAAGCAACCCTTGCTGCGAAATCGCACTGAATGCAAACCAATATTGTAACTTAACAGAGTGCAATGTAAGTGATGTAGACACACAAGAAGAGTTGAACAGCCGTGTTAAAGCAGCGACTTTAATTGGTACACTACAAGCTGGCTACACTGACTTCCATTACCTACGCTCAGTGTGGAAAGAAACAACAGAACGAGAAGCTTTACTAGGCATTTCTATGACAGGCATTGGCAGTGGGACTGTTCTTAAGCTAGACCTTAAGATGGCAGCTACTATAACTAAACAGGAGAATGAACGTGTCGCCACTATTATTGGTATTAACAGCTCTGCTCGCATTACTACTGTCAAGCCTGCCGGGACAACCTCACTGGTCTTGGGTTCAAGTAGTGGCATCCACGCTTGGCATAATGACTATTATATTCGCCGTATGCGTGTTGGTAAGAACGAGCCTTTATATGCTTACATGAAAGAGAAAGTACCAGCCCTGATTGAAGACTGTGTACACAAACCTCACTTAGAAGCGGTAATGAGTTTCCCGCAGAAAGCACCAGAGGGCGCTATGCTACGGACGGAGAGCTACGTGGACTTGCTAGAGCGTGTTAGACGCTTTAACCAAGAGTGGATTGGGAACGGTCACAACTACGGCAACAACACACACAATGTAAGCTGTACTATCTCATTGAAAGATGACGAGTGGGAAGAATGTGGCGAGTGGATGTGGAACAACCGTGAAGAGTATACAGGTATTTCTGTACTACCTTACAACGGCGGTACCTATCAGCAAGCACCATTTGAGGACTGTACTAAAGAAGAGTTTAACGAGCTATACCAACACTTAGCCTCTATTGACTTATCTGAAGTGAAAGAGACAGAAGACAACACAGAAGCCAAAGACAACATTGCCTGTAGCGGCGGCACTTGCGAAATTACATAAGTAGTACAAAGGAGACTGAAGATGGACGAAGAAGCAGGTATTAAAGAGTTAGTTAGGTTATTAAGCGCTAAACACAAAGCAAATGAATGGGATTCAGTTGTTCCGATTAAGAAAGAGGGCGACACCTTTCACTGCTACCTTACAGGAGATGTTGAGGCTCCCGAAGTGTACAACGAAGTATGTCATGTGCTCGACCACACCACTTCCGACGAGAAAGTTGTCTTACACATCAACACGCCGGGAGGCTACATCGACAGCGCCTTTAAATTGGTAGCTTCCATCAAACGCTCGAAAGCGGCTGTGAAGGGAAGGCTTACAGGCACTGTAGCTAGTGCAGGAACCATCATCGCTTTATCTTGTGACGAGCTTGAGGTAGAGAAGTATACATGCATGATGATACACAACTACTCAACAGG